CCAGCACGCGGTCTCAAATCATACAGATGTGCTGACCAATCCAGCTGTCTCATCTGTGGAAATTTATTTTTGATCTGCTCAAACACATAGCTGTCATGCCATTCTTCCATGAGGAATATTCCATTTTCGGCCTCATCATACACACGTTGGAATTCTTTCAAAAAGTTTTTGATTATATCAGACTTTAAATTCATAGCATACAGCCCACATTCTGGATACTTGCCTTTTCTTCCTAGATAGCCAAGATCCATGTTGGGTGTGATCATGGTGGCAATATTTTGCATGGAGATGGCGCTGTGACAATACATATCAGCATCCATCCATATTAAAAAATCTGCATCGGCTTCTCTAGCACAGTCAAATATTGCATAGACTTTGTGAGCAAACCTCACAGCATGCCATTTGAATCCTTTACCAGCATCTCGTCTCTTGCTGCGCACAGGATCCTTGCTCACATCGCCGTTGGCTTTGGGCACATCTTTCCATGTGTGTTTAAATTTTACCAAAGCTGGAGAACTTTGATGCAGATCCTTCACAATTATGTTTGGTGCTGATTCTTTCACCACACAATCTTCTGTGTACACGTGCAGTTGTACTTCCACGGGCCAATTCTTAATGAATGATTGAATCATTTTGTGACCGTATGTGTCATACCCTGATTGATTGAATGTGGTCACTGCAGAATATTTTTGCATTATTTTTTTAATCGTTTGATATCAGCTTCCACCATCATGCCAACCAAGGTTTTAAAATCTGTCTTGCGTTGCCAACCTAACATTTTTTCAGCTTTGGATGAGTCTCCACACAAACTATGTAGTTCTGCAGGTCTTTTGAATTTGGGATCACTTTCAACATGTTGTTGCCAATTGGTGATGCCCACGCTGTCAAATGCTAATTGTAGGAATTCTTTGATGCTGTGTTGCTCTCCTGTGGCAATCACATAATCTCCTGGCTCTGATTGTTGCAGCATTAACCACATGGCTTCTACATAGTCTCCAGCAAACCCCCAATCTCTTTTAGCTTCTAAATTACCCAAAACTATTTTATTTTTTAAACCCAATTTGATTCTAGCAACACCGTCTGTGATTTTTCTTGTGACAAATTCTATTCCTCTGATGGGCGATTCGTGATTGAATAATATGCCTGTGGAAGCATGTAAACTGTAACTTTCACGGAAATTTATGGTGATCCAATGTGCATAGAGTTTGGCCACACCATAAGGTGATCTAGGATGGAATGGAGTATGCTCATCCTGCTTGTTGGTTCCTATGCCATTGCCGTACATTTCACTGGTGCTGGCTTGATAAAATTTAGTGTCTGGACTGTGCTGTTTAATAGCATTTAATATGTTTAAAGGTCCCACAGCATTAACTTCTGTGGTAACTTTGTTAAGATCCCAACTGGCTCCCACAAAACTTTGAGCAGCAAGATTGTAAAACTCATTTGGTCGTAAAGTTTTTATCAAATGGGTCATGCTGTTATCGTCAGTGATATCACCTGTGATCAATTCAATGTCGTTTTCAATGCCTAAGAATTTAATATTTTCTAAATTGGGACTGGAATATCTTTTGACCAACCCAATCACGTGATATCCTTTTTCCAATAATAGTTTTGCTAGATAAGGACCGTCCTGTCCAGTCATTCCCGTTACAAAAGCAATTTTTTTCATAATAACTCCTAATTTATTTTAAGCATGTTGGCTAGATATTTTTTCCAAACATTACTATATTCACAATCTCTGTATTCTTTGAACCAAGGTCCACCTTCTGTGTAATGCAGCACTTTGGGCTCCCCGTCTTTGTGTTCTTTGTACCAACCCACTAACCAATTCCAACTGTGATCCACACTGCCAATCTCCTCATCTTTTAACCAACTGAATCTGTGTAGATATTGTCCTGATTCTTTGTTGACCATCTCAGGAGTGACTACTCTGTTGGCAGGATGAGCACAATTCCACAGTATCATGGAGCTCCAATTCTTTCTAGGATAGGGCATCTGTTTTTGATTGTCCATCTTGACTCCTGGTGGGGGTGTATAATCATGTTTGACCACCATCACTGCATAACGTTCATCTGCTTGGGCAAATAATTCAGCCACATCCGCAGTCCACACAAAGTCACAGTCACAGAACACTGCCCACCCTTTGTAGTTGGTCATGTAGGGAATAAGAAATCTACTAAAAGTAAATTCGGTAGTGCTAAGTGGATCGATAGGGCGTGTGTACAGTCCTGCCTCACGCAATTCTTTCATTTTGAGTGGTAGAATTTCAGCGTTGGGTTGGTGCTGTTTGATTGAATGCTCACACACTTGATATGTGATGTCTTCTCTGGTATCATAACCCACAAATATCTTCATATGTGTACTTATTGCAATATCTTTTAAGACATTGATATTATGACGAGTAAGTTGTTATTCCTTATAAGCAACAGTGTCGCTTTTATATTTTATTGTTGTATATCCTAGATTTTTTAACCAATCTTGCACGTGGTCTGCTTCATTTCTTTTGTTTTCAAATAATATAACAGGCATATATTTTTTAATAGTGTTTACAGCACCGAGACAAACATTCATTTCAAAATGTTCAACATCTATCTTAATAAAATCTACATCTACAAAATTAAAAGAATCTATAGTTTTTACTATAGTGGAAAACCGTGGACAATTGGAAAATTCTTCTGTGTTATATCTAACAATACTACCGTGTTCTGGTTTATCTATTCCGTTTGGAAGAACAATTGTTAAAGTTTCTTCCTTATCACCAAGAGCAATATTGTATTTTATTGCATCATTTGATATTTTTTTAAATACTTCAGGGTTGGGTTCGAAAGATATAACAGTTTTAAAATGTTGAATAAATGAATTTGTTGTATCGCCTTGACATGCTCCCACATCTATGTATGTTCTAAAATGTTTTATGTGTGGCCAGGCAAATTCTTTTATTTTTCTTTCGCTCATATGTTACCCTTTATAAATCATAACGCAGTCTTTTGGCCAACTTACTGCCATTGTATAACCCCAAGCTAACAAAATTTCAACTGCTAAATTTCCTTCTTCACCGTAATATCGTTTTGATAAATTTTTATCTTCCATTAAAATAACAGGTTTGAATTTTTTAATGGTATTTTCAGCGCCTCGAAGTATGTAAGGTTCATACCCTTCACAATCCATTTTTATAAAATCAATATCTTGTAAATCAAACGAATCTATAGTATTACACGGACATTCTCCACTTTGATTTTTATTAATTGATGTACCGAATGAATGTTTATTGTAAATCAATGACACTGTTTCTTCCTTGTCACTTAGACCGTAATCGTATACTACTACATTATTCAGTTGAAATTTTTCTACATTTTTTCTAAGACATTCTCGAACCGAGATATCTACTTCAAATGCATGAATCTTAGAAAATTTGCCATTTAAGTTATAACTCATCAGACCGTAATTTGCACCAGCATCGATTGCACCATTAAAGTTTTTAACAAATCCTAGAGCAATATCGAGTTTACCTTTTTGATAATCAGTAACAGTTAGTGGTTGATTGTTAATACTGTCGGCTTTTGCAAGTGCAGAGTGTAATGCACGATCTCCCGGGACAATATTCCAATCTTCTATATTCATACTAACCTTTTAATATTTCTTAAGCAATAGCAGTAAAACATTGCTTTCTACTGTTGCCTTTGTAGTCTATTTTTTTTGAATAATGTTATATTTGTTTTTTTCTTTGAACTGCTTGTTTTATTTTCGCCTTTATTATGAATCATATACCCTTTGTGTGCGTGATTAAAATTACCTTTTCCTAGGCCAGGTGTGAGATCCAAAGCAGTTATTTTTTTCTCGTTTACAAGTTTATTTCGAGTGGCATCGTAAACATGACAATCAGTATATGCTGGTAATTCGTAATAAATTCTATCGCTGTTATAGTAATCAATGAATTCATCAAAAAACTCATCAGCATAGGCATGTTTAAGATTAAATCCAATAAATCCTGTTTCAGTATATCTTCCAACTCTTCCTAAATATGATGTAAAATACCTATCTGGTAACAAATTATCTAAATATTGTTCAGTTATATTATTCTTTAATACAGTATCGGCATCTAACCAAAATAATTTATCTACATTACTATTTTTGGCTGCATGCCAAATAGCGTAACTTTTATGACTAAATCTTACGCCGTCTTCCATATAACTGTTTGGTTTTTTATCTTTGTTACGTAGTTTGAATGCAGTAAGATCCGGCACTGTTTTTTCTAAAAGCAAACGATGGATATTTTCATTGCATTTAAATAATTTTTTATTATCCACATAAAGATAAACACTAATGTTTGGATCTAAAAACTTTTTTAAACTGTTTACGAATGTTTTTGCATATTCTTCGTAACCGCTATCGCTGAATGTTGATACTATTCCTATTTTCATATTACAATTTCAATGCCTCTTTAAACATACCAATGGCGGAAAAATTATGTTCACCGGTCTTTGAAAACAATAAGTCTAATTGTATGGTATTACCCTTGCTGTCGATATGCTGATTAGTGATATTTTGCACAAAGAAATTTAATTGTTTCATCCGTGCAACAATTATATCTGCTAAAGGAGTTCCTTGATTATATGGAGTCAAAGAAACTTCAATAATAATATATGAAGAATTGGTCAAGGTAGTAACTCCGCCATTTATAACATCTAGTTCAGCACCTTGCACATCAATTTTAATTACATCAAATTTCTTAGTGGGAAATAACGTATCTAGAGTAGTAACCGGAACGGTAATTTTAAGTATTTGATCATCAGGTACACTATTAAAATTAATTTCTTTATAGAATGATCCACCTTTAGAATTGGGTTTAAATTTAGGAACAATCAGTTCTAATTTTCCAATTTTATCTGATACAGCACATTGCAAATACTTCACTCCTAATTTTCTAAGACCTTTTTCACAATGAGGATTTGGTTCAATTGATGTTACTTCACAGTTAGGAAATATTTTCCGCCATTCTGTAACAAACTGTCCGGTGTTTGCCCCAACGTCAAGACAAGTAGTGGGCACGAAAGAAGAAAATGCTGTCTTAAGTTTGTGTGCTATTGGATCGCTCATTTATTTTCCTCATGTACCCAAATGTAATCACGTTTAATTTTTGTTGCAGGAATATATCCTAAATCAGTTAGGAAAGATGACAAGATATCAAATTTTATTTTAAAATCTGCTTCTAAAATAATAACAGGCTTGCATCGCTCAATTGTCTTAATTGCTCCTTGCAGCACAGGAAATTCAAACCCCTGAGTGTCAATTTTTATTAAATCTGCCTCAAGCTGAAGATCATCTAATTTTTTAATTTGAATTTCTTCTTTTATTAATTCGTCACTGTTAGACCGAAAATCAACTATTGAGTAGTTTCCGCAATTGTCTGAAGATGCTGGCAAAGAAATAACATTTTTCTCATTGCAACTACCTAGCCCGTAGTTATGTAACACTATGTTTGTAAAACTTTTACAATTTTCTTCAAGACATTTGAAGTTAGATGTTACTGGTTCAAAAGAATAAACATGTTTAAATTTTTGTGCGAATCTAACAGTGTGTAACCCTACATTTCCTCCAACGTCGATTACAGTATTAAATTTTTTTACAAAATTATATGATGCATCGATTGTATTTTGCTGATATGTTGTACCCGGATATTGCAACAGATGTATTTCAAAATGCATGTCATTATCTGGCATGGCCCAGCCTTTAATTTCTTTCACTTTGAATATCCAACAGTTTCTCTTTTAATGTCGTCATGGTCAAATTCTGCCCAATACAATTCAAAGGCCACTGTGTCTTCCACTGCCTCGAACTGATGATATTCACCGGGAGCTACTTTGGTATACTGACCCGCTGTCAATACCGTTTCGTCTATGAGATCATAATTGTTCTTCCACACTCGGATAATCATCTTGCCGGACTCCACAAAGAATCCGTTCCACTTGTATTTGTGAGTGTGTTTGGAACACGTGCCTCCGGCTTTTGCCTCAATGCGATGAAATTCCAGTACTCCATTGGCCTCCAGCAATTCTGTTTTGCCCCATACTTTTCCTGCTATCATGATGTATTCACTCCTGTTGATTTGGTATTAAATGCTCACATATTTATCCATAAAATCCATAACATGAAACTTTTTTAAAAGCGTCATTAATGACTTGATGTGATTAAGAAAAACTTTTTATAAATTATTTTTTAATCCACACGTAGTTAGGGCCCACATCATATTGTTTGATCATTTCATTCACTGCTTGATTCACTCCTGGGTAATCAATATCGTGACCTGTTAACAATCCATTCTCTTTGAGTTTGGGTGTGTATTTGATTATGTCTTTTTTAACATAATCATAACTGTGATTGGCATCTATAAAAACTAAATCCAAACTATTGTCAGCTATCTGATCAGCTGCCAGTTCACTTGTAGCTTCTATCGGTATTAATCTATTTTTGTATCTGTTGGCTACTTCTTTGTTGTAAAATTCTTTAATACTCATATCTATGGCATATATGGTCAGCTCAGGACAATGCTCCAATAAATGAAAAGTGGTTCTGCCATCTCTAACTCCCACTTCAGCCATTGTTTTAAAATTATTTTTTTCGATCAAATGTCTTAGGAAATGCTTTCTATTGGTCTTGCCTTCCCATTGAATGGTCATTGGAATGTTTAATCTGTCAGATCTTTTCATATTGTGGCTTGATACTGTAGATTGGTATTAAATACTCACATATTTATCCCTATGAAATTTGGTCTATTCAAAAACAACGGAGCACTCAACAGTGCAGACATCTTCTACTATGTGGCGGACGGCTTGCAGCAGTTGGGCCACACTGTAACATATAACACTGTGGAAGACATAGATGTGCCTGTGATATGGTCCATGTTGTGGCATGGTAGAATGCAAGGCAATCACGCCATCTATCAATCATACAGAAGTCGTGGTAAGAATGTGTTGGTTTTGGAAGTGGGTGGCATACAGAGAAATGTCACTTGGAAAGTGGCGTTGAATGGCATCAATCGTTCTGCTGATTTTGGCATGGGTGACATGGATTCTGACAGACCCCATAGATTAAAATTAA